CTCCTAATGGATTAAACCATTTTTGGAAAACATGTAAAGGTGCTGAAGAAGGCACAAATGGTTATGAATTTGTTAAGGTAATGTGGGACGATGTTCCTGGTAGAGATGAATTATGGAAAAACGAAACACTCGAAGCACTAGACTTTGATAATGAAAAGTTTAACCAAGAGTATTGTTGTCAATTCTTAGGTAGTTCGGGAACACTTATTGATGGTTCTAAATTAAAAGAATTAGCATATTCTCGACCAATACAAGAAAATGAGGGAATATCTCAATACGAAGCTGCACAAGAAGACCACACTTATGTTATGACAGTTGATGTATCTCGAGGCAAAGGCCTCGATTATAGTACATTTAATATTATAGATATTACAAAAATGCCTTATACTCAGGTTTGTGTATATAGAGATAACACTGTTTCCCCAGTGGATTTCGCAGCAATTATATATAGAATAGGATTAATGTACAATGAGAGTGCTGTACTCATCGAAATCAACGATATCGGTGAACAAGTATCAGATGTACTCTTAATGGACTATGGCTATGAGAATCTTCTTTATACTGAAAATGCTGGAAGGTCTGGTAAACGGATTTCAAGTGGTTTCGGAAAAAGAGTAGATAATGGCATAAGAACAACAAAAAGTGTTAAAAGTATCGGTTGTTCTATATTAAAATTACTGGTTGAACAAAACCAGATAATATTACAGGATTATAACACAATACAAGAGTTATCGCGATTTTCGAAAAGAGGGTCTTCCTATGAAGCAGAATCTGGAGCACACGATGATTTGGTAATGAATTTCGTTATCTTTTCATGGTTAACAGACCAAACATTCTTTAAAGACCTTACTGATATTAATACTATGATGCGTTTAAGACAGAAAACTGAGGAACAAATTGAACAAGATTTGTTACCATTTGGATTTATCGACGACGGAGGAGATATTCCAGAAGAAGACGGGTATGATTTCGTAAGAGAATCATGGCAAATCTGATAAATGTTAGGTTTTATAAATATAACTGTGATAACTAAATTTAGACTAAGATTTTTAAATTATAATTTAAAGGAGAAATAATATGGCTTTTTCCGTAAGTCCTTCGGTAATAGTTCGTGAAGTGGACGCATCAGCAGCGGTTCCTGCCATCGCAACGCCACCTGCCGCAATCGCAGGTGTTTTTAGATGGGGTCCCGTAGGCGAAACAATACTTGTATCTTCAGAGAACGAACTAGTTAACCGATTTGGTAAACCAACCAACGATAACTATGAAACATTCTTTGTAGCAGCAGATTACCTTTCATATGCAAACGCTTTATATGTAGCTAGAGTCGATAACGGTGCTGTCAAAGCATCGGCAGAAGAATTACAATATCATGCAAATGGTGATATTAACGACACATTTACAAGACATGGTGCATTTGAAGCAAAATATCCAGGTTCTTTAGGTAACTCTTTAGAAGTTGGTTATGTAAAAGATACAAGCTTCGAACAAGAAATACTTAATGTAGGTGACATTCCTGCTTCAACAATAACAGTTGATGTGAATGGTGCTACATCATCAGTAACAATTGAATATAATGCTAACACAGTTTTATTTGAATTAGCTCCAAGCAACGCGATAGGAGCAACTGCAATGACTGCAGGTGATATTTTAACAATTGGTAACGATTCAGTTGGCTATCAAGATATTGAAGTATCATCTTTTGTTGAAAGAACAGTTAATTCAGATGGTGACACTACAGCAAATACCTCATTAATTGCAGCTCACGAGTATACAATTGGATTAGGTACAAAATATAAGTTTTTTGAAAATTCATTAAACAAGCTTAAGTTAGAGAAGAAATGGAAAGACCACACGTCATTCCGCAAAGCTCCACAAACTGGTAACTACCACGTTATCGTTAAAGATAAAGTTGGTACAATCTCAGGAACACCTGGCACAATATTAGAATTATACGAAGATGTTTCAACAACATCAACTGCAAAGCTTGCAGATGGTTCAACAAACTATTATGCAGATGTAATTTTAGGCCAATCAGATTGGGTACAAGTTGCTAATACTACACACTTTGCGAATACAACTTATTCGACATCTTCCTATGAAGCATTCGGAGTACCTAGTGATGCAGTTACTACTAACAACGCAAATACATCATTAACGGCAATTACATCTACAACTATAGGTACTGATGGTACTACAGAGAGTGCAACATCTCTCGGAGCTTTAGCAGGTGGATACGATTTATTTGCTAATTCAAATGAAATTGATGTTTCATTCGTACTACAAGGTAAGGGTGACAACTCTGGTAATCTTGCAAATTATATTATTTCTAATATTGCAGATTACAGAAAAGATGCAGTTGCATTTATCTCACCTTCGAAAGAAGCTGTTGTTGACGAAAATAAAACAAACACTAAGCTTGCAAATGTAATTGCTTATGCAGAAAACTTACAAAACAGTTCTTATTCCTTCATGGATTCTGGTTACAAATACAGATACGACAAGTATAATGATGTATACAGATATGTACCATTAAATGGAGATACTGCAGGACTTGCTTCAAGAGTTGAACCTTTTGAATCACCAGCAGGATTCCGTAAGGGTGTAATTAAGAATGTTGTTAAACTCGCGTTTAACCCTAATAAAGCTCAACGTGACCAACTATACAGTAAAGATATTAACCCAGTAATGAGTCAAGTAGGACAAGGAATTGTTTTATTCGGTGATAAGACTGGATTAGGTCTACCAAGTGCATTTGACAGATTAAATGTTCGTAGATTGTTTATCTCTGTTGAAAAAGCGATCGCTAACGCAGCTCAATCATTCTTGTTTGAATTGAATGACGAGTTTTCACAAACACAATTTAAGAACATTGTTGAACCATTCCTAAGAGAAATTCAAGGACGTAGGGGAATTATTGACTTCAGAGTAATATCTGATGGAACAGTAAATACTCCAGCAGTAGTTGACCAAGGTAAATTTAAAGCTAATATCTTTATCAAGCCTGCTAGGTCAATTAATGTAATTGAACTGACTTTTGTAGCAACACGAAGCGGGATTGAGTTTGAAGAAATTGTTGGCTCAATCGGTTAATAAATAAGTATTAAAGGAGAATAACGAACATGGCATTTAATATTAATGAATTTAAATCACAGCTAGTAGGTGGTGGTGCACGTCCTAGTCTGTTCCAAGTTCAAATTCTTAACCCCGTTGCTCCAGAAGCAGATTTTAAAGTTCCTTTCATGTGCAGAGCTGCTGGTATTCCAGCCTCTACAGTAGGAAGTTTCAATACGAATTACTTTGGACGACAGGTTAAGTATGCAGGTGATAGAACATTTGCAGATTGGACAGTAACAATAATTAATGATGAAGACTTTATAGTCAGAAACGGAATGGAAGCGTGGATGAATTCTATCAATACACACGATAGTAATTTACGTTCTTTACCACAAGATTATAAATCAAACGGAATCATTACACAATATAGTAAAGAAGGAGACGCAATTAGAACATACGTCTTTGAGGGGATGTACCCAACCCAGGTAGACCAGATAACTATGGACTGGAGCACAGTTGACCAAATCGAAGAATTTACGGTTACGTTCAGCTATGACTTCTGGAGAGTTGAAGGCGCTACTGGTATCCCTACAACCTAAAATTAGGTAATTAAATAATGAAGATTTTTGGATTTGAAATAACGAGACCACAAGATGAGACAAACGATAATGTTGTCTCATTTGTGGAACCTCAAAATGATGATGGGGCAATTACTGTTTCTAGTAATTCCCTTGGTGGTTTTTATAGTACGATACTTGATATGGAAGGTGCCGCTAAGTCGGAATCTGAACTCATAACAAAATATCGGAATATGGCAATGCAACCTGAAATTGCACAAGCTGTAGACGATGTTGTTAATGAAGCTATATCAGTAGAATTAGATGAAAGCGTAGTAGGTATTACTTTAGGCGAAACTGATTTGCCTGATAAAGTAAAAGAGCGAATAACAGAAGAATTTGATAATGTTGTTTCTATGTTAGACATGGCAAACAATGGTTACGATATGTTTCAGAAGTTCTACGTTGATGGTAGACTAAATTATCATATTGTAATTAACCCTAAAGATATTAAAAAGGGTATACAAGAGTTAAGATATTGCGACCCTCGTAAATTAAAACTGATACGAGAGGTTGACAAGAAGAGTAAGGACCCACATAGTGGGGCTCCTACTAAGAAGATTAAAAATGAGTACTATATGTACTCAGACAACGGATTTGGTGGGGCAAGTAGTACTGGTAACGGAAGTACTCAAGGTGTTAGAATCGCTAAAGACAGTATAGCTCGAATAACATCGGGCTTGATGAATGAGAATAACAGTTTAGTATTATCTCATTTACATCCAGCGATCAAGCCTTTAAACCAACTTCGTATGTTAGAGGATGCAACTGTTATTTACACATTAACAAGAGCACCCGAAAGAAGAATTTTTTATATTGATGTAGGTAACTTGCCTAAGAATAAGGCCGAGCAGTATCTAAGAGATATGATGACTCGACATAAGAATAAGTTACAATATAATTCGTCAACTGGTGAGATTAGTGACTCACGTAAAATGTTGACAATGACAGAAGATTTTTGGTTCCCACGAAGAGGTGGTGAACGAACAACTGAAGTTGATACACTAGCCGGAGGTAGTGCTCAAGGCTTAAGTGATGATACAAACATGTTGTATTTTCAACGTAAACTTTATAAAGCGTTGAAAGTACCTTTAACACGTTTGGAGCCTGAAACACAGGCATCATTTGGTAGAACTTCAGAGATAACAAGAGATGAACTTAAATTTGGTAAGTTCATTAAAAGAATTAGAACACGTTTTTCTTGGTTGTTTAATATTATCTTAGAAAAACAACTTATTCTGAAGGGAATTTTAACACCTGAAGAATTTGACCAAATTCGTAACAATATAAGATATGAATTTGCTAAGGATAATTATTACGACGAATTAAAACAGTCAGAAATACTTCGTGAACGTATGAGTACATTACGAGATATTGAAGACCAGATTGGAAAATATTATTCTAGAGAATGGGTTATTCGTAACATCTTGCAGTTAAGCGAAGAAGAGTTTAACGAAATGAATGACCAGATGGAAAAAGAGAAACTTGAAGCACCCGATGAAGAAGGTGCGGAAGACAATCCATTTTGAGATAAATAAAACTATATTAAATTAAATAGGGACTAAATATGAAAAACTTTAAAGACCTACTTTCGGAAGTGGCCCAACCAAAGTCACCCGAAGAGAAAGCTTTTAAAGATCAGCACAAGATTGAGTTAATCAAACACCCAGTCGCGCCTGATTTTGTTCATACCGGTGAAATTCCTGGTAAGACAAAGAAGGAAAGACCTGCTGATGTTAAAGCCGGGGAAGACGCAAAAAAATACGACGGTGGAGCAGCTGCTAAAGCTAAACCATTTAAAATGCCACGAAACATCGATGAGACCAAACTTTCATTTAAAGATTTAATTGAAAAAGTTTCTGATAACGAAGAACTTCTTGAAAGTCCCCAAGAAGAGATTTCGATGATGATGAAGCAACTACACTTTATCTGTTATGCATCTGAAGAGAT